CTGAATCCATTGCTTCATAGTCTGAGTATAACTGTATCCTTAACGTCTGATAATTCAGGTTAGGGTTAAATATATTTTTATTATTGTATATGTATAGCCTACTGAACCTATCTAGTAGTGAGTTAGTCTCATATCTACCTGTGGTTTGTATCTGCCCTACATCGGCTACCTTAAGTTGATTTCCTCCAATGTTTCTTATTACAACATCTGATGAAAATAAACGTTCTAGCCTTTTAAAAATTGATCTATCCGCCATTTAGGGTATTTTTATATATAAATAGTAACTTTATAATAACCAGGAGATATCTTCTTCTCCGTGGTCTGTCTTTATAAGATAAGGATTTTTTTGCTGAATACCAACTTTTTGTATAATAGCTTTGTTTTTTTGATTTAAACTAGTAAATGAAGATAATTGTGCTCTAGATAAATCTATTCCTTGCTGTCTTAATTTAAGTGCAGTATCACGAACATACAGCCCGGTTGCAAAAGACATTACTAAATCATCGTTATAATTTGTCTGTGCTTGTGCTTTTCCGTTCTTCCATATGAAAACTCTCATTTCCTCAAGTAATCTTTTTGATTGTATAGTACATCCTCTTTCTCTAATATACTCCATCATCTTTGCTATTACTAAAGGTCTAGTTCTTACTGACATAGTAAACCCTGGTACTAATTGATCTCTTTCATATTTCGACATATAAGATTCAACTGTATCCATATGATTTCTAGGACTGTAGTATAGGTTCCTATATTCTCTTTCTAATATAGTCTCTATAGTAGACCATCCAATATTAGCATTTTCAACTACTAATAAAGCATCATTGTACTCAGCTCCTATTCCAACTAGTATATTTCCATAATCTTTAGGGGATATTTTACCTTTGTACTCTGCTACTTGAGTAGCTCCTTCTATATCAAATATGTGGAATGCTGAATAGTCAGCAGAATCTCCTCTTGCGACATCAGCTACTACCATATATGATTTCATATAATCAGCTGGCTCCCATACCCATAAATTACCATCTACCCCTCTTCTTTCTAAAGGATCTTTTTGATAAGTCTGTTCTAAAAATAATAAATCTTCAGGTTCAAATACTGTATCTCCAGATGATAAGAAATCACAATCACATTCCTGTCCAGCCATTCTAGGACCTAAATCAGAGTCTTGTTGATCTCTCCATGCTTGATCTCTTTCAGGGTGTACTGTCCAAGGTAGCTTTACAGGTAAGAAAGAATTTTCTCCCGTTTCTGCTTTTGCCCAAGTTTGATGGAACCAGTTACCTATTCCGTTAGGAGTAGATAAAGCAAAACATTGACCACCGGTTGCTAGTGTTTGTTGTGCTGCAGTAAACGTTTCTTCAATGTTATCAATAAAGGCTGCCTCATCGATAAGTAATAATGATACTGCCTCTGATCTAGCAGCATCTGCATTGGATGATTTAGCTTGTACTTTCGAACCATTCTTTAATCTTAAAGATAATTTATTTTTTTCTACTGCTTGTAATCTTAACCATTTAGGGAGTTGATCATACATAAAGATAACTTTAGTAACTAAGTTACGAGCTGTAGCTTGGGTGGTTGCTAATGCTAGTACGTTTTTATCTTTATGAAATAACATTAACCATAAACTGTAAGCAGAAGCTAACGTAGAAATACCTAATTGTCTTGACTTTAAAGTAATTATATACTGATTCTCTTTATATAAATGTAATACTTTTTCCTGAAAAGGGTATAAATGAAATAGTATTCTACCTCGAGTAGGGTGTTGTATATAGCAGTACTTTTTCATAAAGTACGCCGGATCTTTAGCGCACTTAAGATACTCTTGTGCGATTATTTTCTTTATATCTTTTGACATAACTACTTTGCTTTATAGTCACACATAATATGTGACGGGTATAGCTTACCTTGCTTATTTCGAATATTAATTTTAAACCTATATTTTTCAGATTCAAATACAATATCTATTCTTTTTCCTTTACCTGATTTTCCTCCGTATTGTATTTCAATACCAGTAGTAGGTTGAGAAGCTGCTTTATTATACTCATCCCCTACAAAAAAGAATTCAGTCTTTCTTCCTCCTTTAAGCATATAATACCCTGTACCTATTCCGCTTTCTACTAAATTAAATAACTTGTCTTTATCAAAATCGTTAGTAGCTTTATGGTATTCAGAAAAATTAGTACCGGTACCGTCTTCTTTATATTCATTAAATACTCTACAAAATAATTCATTATCAATTCCAAACGTATCTAATAATGCAACTCCATTAGGGGTTTCTATTTTACCGTCTGCGAAATCACTTTTCGGGAATACTGTTCCAGCTACTCCAGCGTTGAAGAAAGTTAACGTACCGCCAAACTTTAACGAAATGTAAATTTTAGTACCGGATTTATCAATAGTTAAATCTGTTAAGGTATCTGCTATATTTTCTCCTGAATGACCTACTATAGGTCCTTTATCTGTAAATACTAAAGGTCTTCTTTTATTTTCACCTCCTTCTTCTATTACTTTGAAGTTAGTAGGATTCAAATCAAACTCTTTAATCATTTCTTTTACTAAACCTTCATGAGTATATTGTTCGTTTCCTGCTTTAAAATTATTAAGATCAGCAGCGATTTCTGCTTCAAAAGATAAACCTTTACTATTTGAACCTCTTCCTCCTCTTGATCCTTCTCCAAATTCAATAGAAAGACCGTTCCACTTTATTACTTCGTTAGCATCTTCTATTTCTATTCCTAAACCTTTTTCTAAATGAGATATAAAGTCATTATTAGTTTTTAAAGCTCTTGTTATTTTAGGGCTATTCTTTTTATTAGGATCTATTGCTATAGGATCTTCTATTTTTAATCCAGGGAATGCTTTTACTATTTTAAAAAGCTCTGCTACTTTAGGATTACTTATTTGATCAGCTGAGGTTGGAAATTCAGTATAAGCTTCATCTAGATTAAAACCAAAGATAGATTCAAATACCTTAAGATCTTCTTCGTTATCAAGATCAGGATATCCTTTTTTGGTTCTATAAGACCATTCTAATATTGCTCTTTCTATAACATTCATAATTACTCAGCATCTGGTTCTTCACCTGGTTCATCGAATTCAATTTCTTCATCTCCAGTATCAGCTGGAGCATCATCTGCTCCTCCTGCATCATCACCGAAATCTCCTTCACCACCAGATCCGAAGTCATTTGCTTCTCCTCCATCTACGTCTGCAGGTTCTGCAGGTGCTTCAGGAGCAGCTAATCTAAGTAATTCATTTAATTTATCTAAAGCTTGTTGATAATCTGTAAGCATATTAAGAGCATATTTTTTGCCCATAATCTCAGCTTCAAATCCTTTTCCTGTATATTTTAAATAAAGGTATTGACCGTTAGTAGTATTTACTTTAAACGTAGAAGGTTTAGGTGCAACAAAATCTATTGATTCTATAAACTCTCCGTACTCTTCTGTAAATAACGCAACTATAGATCTTTCTAATGTTGGAAATTTATTCAATAGCTCTTCAGTAGAGTTAGTCTGTTCTTCTTCTCTTTCATCTTCAGGTTGTTCATTACCTTCTTCTTCTCGTAGAGGAACGAATAATTCTTCGTAAGCTTCTTTAATAAGTTTATTAAGATCTTTTCTTTTCATTATTTCTTTTTATCTTTTAAAGCTTTTACCATTGGTTCTTTTGTATCCCCATCTCCATCTACATCTGGGTAATCAGGTCTTTTTTCTTCTTCTACACCACCGTCGAAGGCATCTAATGTATCTCTAAATTTTTTAGCGAACTGTTTAGCCAATTCTGCAGAGTCATTTTCATCATTCTCTCGATAAAATTCTTCTGCTGTATCTAAAATCTCTCCTAAAGAATATCGTTCTAAAGCATCTTTAAGTGCTACAGGTTCTTTAATAGCTGCTTCTTCCATATGTCTCTTTCCTAGTCCAGGTAAGTTTCTAAGATCTTCTACATACTGATCTGTTTTAACTAGAATAGTACCTAAATTTTTACCCTCATCATTTTCATCTACTTTCATTAAGGTAATTGCAGATACGCCAGGATTAAAGTCTGGATCTTTATCTTTAAAGTTACTATTGTAGTATTGTTTTTGATGCATTCTATATTTTTCACCTTCATGCTCTAATTCATGATATTGCATGTGAACAAACATTGGTGCATATCGACCCATTCTAGCTTTGATACCACTCTTATCATGTGCCTTTAAAGCTTCAAATGCATCGTTTTCACTAGCTACCCCTTTAGGAAGTAGATCTGCGAATATCTGTTTACCGAACATATCTGGAGATCTTCCGCTTACATCGTCTATTAGTTCAGCTCCAGTAAATGAATTATCAGTATATTCGTTTAACTCTTGATCACGACCTTTTCCTGCTACCTTACGGTGCATATCTGCTTCGTAATCTTGTTTTTCTTTATTAAGTTTTTTTACCTTTTCAATAAATGATTTTCTTTTAGGATCGTCATGTGGTAGTTTATTAATTTTACCTGCAATCTTTTTGACTAAATCTAAATCCTTTTTTATGTCAGTTAAATCTCTACCTTCATCTACAGGAGTTTGTCTTGACATATCATCAAAGACTCTTATAGCTTGCATTAATGCTGATGAAAATTCTCCTAATCTACTACCAGGTATTTGAATAAAATTAGGACTAAGAGTAGTCATTCCTGGTACTGTTATTTGTAGAGCTGGTCCACCTTTTCCTGCGAATCTTTTAAAGTGCAGTCCTTTCTTATCGTATAAATCAGTTCCTTCTTTTATAGAAGTACCAAATTCTTTTCCTAGGGCATTCATTATATCTGATGGATCTACACCTGAGGATCTAATTAGTTCAATAATTTTAAGTCCTACTTCTCTTGTATATTGGGATGATTCTTTTATTTTTTCAAAGCCTGAACCATAAGGAGATGATTTACCGTCATGATCTTCTTTTGCATTTTCATCTACAGTAATACCTCTCTTCTTTAAAATCTTTTCAGCTTCTGTGTATGCTGCTTTATATACCCACTTAGGATATTCCATTCCTTTAGCATGGTTTGCATATCCAGCTAAAGCTTTATCATATAAGTCTTTTAATTCATCATCAGACTTCTTATCACTTATATGGAATGGTCCAATGAATCCGGACATTTCATTTATCTCATCTGCGCTGTTATCAACAACTTCAATACCGTTTGCTTGTAAGTCCATCGAAGCATCATAAACAAATGATTGAGGATCTTCATCTGGTTCTCCATCGTCTTTACCTCTAAAGTTAAAATATATAATAACATTACCGTCTCCATCATCATCTACAATATCCATTTTAGCATAAGTTGGATCTACATTATTATCTAATATATCCATTGCTGCTTTATAATCTCTTCTAGATACTTTTAGGTAAGCTGTTTGATATGGTCCTTCTGACATAAAGCCACCTTTTGTAGCACCGTAACCATTTACTTTAAGAGAGTTTTTAACTATCTCTGCAAATCTAGGATCTTCTCCTTCAATCTTTTCATAGCCTTCTTCCCCATAATTATCTTTACCGTTATCGTCGGTAGTTTCTAAATGAGCTCTACCTTTGCTGTAAGAGTAACGAATTTGGTAAACTTTACCTTCGTACTCAATAACATCACCTATAGATAAAGTTTCTCCTTTAGCAGTCTTAGCAGTATCATCATTATCATCAGCATACTCTACTTCTTCAGCACTAACTTGCTTAGACATTAATCTAGATATTTTTTCTCTTTTATATGCATCACTATCAGGATCAGGTAAATCTTCTCTTTCTCCTTTTCTAAACTGTTGCATTAATTTAATCTTTTCTATTTCAGAAGCAGACAAACCTTCGTTAAGTTCATTCATAGACTTCCAATGAGTTATTAGAGCTGATTTACATACATCTATTTGTAATATAGGTTCACCAGAAGGTTTCATTCCTACTTCACATATCTCTTTATCAAATGTAAAATCAATTAAGTGTAGTTTATCTCCTTTGCAGTAAAAAACAAACTCATCATCATCTCCGTCTTTATACTCGACATGAATAGCAAAGTCACAAGGCTCCATATCTTTTATTACAGCTCTAGATACTTCATCTCCTAAATCCTTTAAACCTCCTATAACTGCTTTAGCTACTTCTTTTGCCAATAATTTAGTTTGAGCTAAATCGAACATCTGTTCTTCACCTTCATCTATTTTATCAACTAGGTCTACAGTAGCACCATCATCAGCTAAGTCTTTAGCTTTTTTAGGATCATCTGTTCTCACAGTACCTTCTTCTTCTTTTAGTACTTGAAGTTTTTCCTTTAATGATTCTTTAAGAGTCTGTAGTTGCTGTTGTTTGGTCTGAACAGCTTCTGGAGTATATTGAGCATGATTTCCTGATTGTAGAGCAGTGAGTGCATACTCCACTTTAGCAAGCTTATCTTGTACTTCTTGGTATGTCATAATTCTGTCTTTATATAGCTATATAATATAAATAGATAATTATCCCAAATACATAGACACTATCCGCAATGGTAATTTAAATACCTCTGTAGTGCTTTTGCATAATGAGTTCCTTTATCTTTTAGTTTTGAACGTTCTTTTCTTACTTTTGAACAAGAAAGTGTTCCTAATCTCTTTTTAAGTATGCCAGGTTTAACTGGGGCATGAGGTCCTTTAGCTTGTTCATCTACTTCGAATTCATATAAAATCTCTAGTATAATTTCTTTTAGCTTAGATTTTTCTAACTTATTACCTGACTTAACAGCCTTCTTATATGCCTTAGAATTTTTATGAGAAGATTTCTCTCCTCTTTTTTTCTTAGCATTTATATTAGCCCAAAGGCTTTCTATTAATATGTTACTTAATGTTAACTTCATTTCTTTTCTCTAACTCTCTAAGTATTATATTTTTCTTTTTTTTCATGCTGGAGCTATTATATAACTCTTTTAATTCTTTCGTGCTAAAGCCACTAACAGTAAAATGCTTCCAAGTCCAACGATTAGTCATTCTACCGTTCTTATCTTTTTTATAATCTTTAGTACTTGGCTTAATCTTTGGAGGCATAGTATTTTTAGTTTAATAAGTATCCGTAAGGAGTAGCATCTATATCTAATCCAATAGGATAGTTCTCTAATCTTAAATCTACACTCATACTTCTTTGAATGTATGGATTATAAAATTCACCTATAGCAGTTAAACAAATTAAACCGTCATGGACGTCTAATACTCTAACATCATTCCAAATAACATACTCTTGATCACCAGGTATCTCTACTCCAGCATATTTGTTATCAGGATTTTCCCAGGTATATGTTCCTGTATCTAATAATGCATCGTCATCATTAGCATCTGAGTCTAATGCATAGAGGGCAAAATGTTGTCTGTCTAATCTTGGCTCTCCATCATCTACTTGTAGGTAGAGAATAAATATCTTTTTAACAGTATCGCCTTCATAAGCTCTACCACCAAATGTCTTGATTTGTGCATATCTTTCATTTGCGTCAAAAGATTCACCGTCAAGTGATATCTCAATTAAAGGAATTAGCTCTTCATCTTTTGAACAGCTAATTAAAACAAAAACACTTAGTAATAGTAAGATTAATTTTTTCATTTTTTCTTTTTGTTTTTACGAAATTTTTGAATTTGCTTCCACTGAGCGTCGTCAGTCTT